TTTTAGAAGTTGGGTTTTACAGACTTTTCCTTGTCTCAACCACTGAGTTTAACGACTTCCGGGTTGCGGGTCGGGCCCCGCCCATAACGAGCGGGGAACCATGGGTTTTATGGACATCATTGGTCCTGACATCTGCTTTTAACGACTTCCGTGCCACGGGTCATGTAACACTGTTCTTTTAGATCACTTGCCACAATGCATAAGAATACGCAGTATATGCGACGATCACACCAGCATTAGTAGGTTGGCAGGATAAGTAGAAAGTATCCGTGCCATTAGCAGTCACGCACACAGTGAGCGACAAACTAATAAAACCATTGGCCGGAATTGTGACCAATTGGTAATTAGAACCTTGTAATGTTGCACCTTTATAGAACTGTAACTGTTCCGTAAAGTTTCCTGCAGATACGCCACTCAGGGTTACGTTAAAAGTCACTACGTAAGTTCCCTGAGGTGGAGTCATCAGACCTGTGGCATCGGTTTTAACCTTCAAGCCACTAAAGTTTGTCACTGCAGTGTCAAACAATACCTGGGTGTTGACAGTCGATGTTATTGTCTGGTTAGCGCTCATCTTAATAAGTGAAGCCGACGTGACAAAAGTCCTGCCGGTCAACGCCGGTTCAGGCTTTTTGAACTCAATGTCATATTCCACCCATAATTTACCAACCGGTAGGCTCGCTGCCCCGTTGTCAGCAATATAGACTTGCACGATTCCCGCATCATATAGATTTAGATCTCCAGCAACATTGCCTGATCTAACCCGTTTCCAGGGACCAGGAACCATAGCCGCCTTGACATCCATACGGCACTCATGTGCCCAGTACGCGACACTCTCACCGCGACCAGCAAAAGTGGCCACCTGCAGTTCCGAATATCCTGTACTGTCTTCTGCATCGTAAATAATCACAGTGTACACCGAGGCCTTATCACTAGTAGCACATTTAGGCATGTATTTAAACACGAGCTTGTGTACACGATACTCCTGGTATTCCGCAGCGATGGTGTTCAACCATGTGAACACTCCATTAGCCGAGGTTGAAAGGCCGGGGTTTATATTTGAATTGTTGGCTAGGATCAGAGTGTTTAAACTTGAGGAGCTTACGAGGTTGGCATTGACCAACTCAGAATTGGTAACTCGCATTGAGTTTTTACCAGATTTCATGTTCGGCTCCTTATAGTTTAACGAAAACACGTAGCTTGCCGCGATTTGATTCACATCGGATTTCGGTTTTGCTTGCTTCTTAGGCATGTTTTTCAATTTCTTCTCCATTACAGCGTTGAGGGCTTCAAGTTCCTTCAATCGAGCACCGGCTTTGGCAATCTCGTTGCCACGCGCTGCTTTGATCAACTGGACTTTCTGTTTCCCGATTCTGATGGTACGTTTCTCAGAGAGCTTCATACCACCTTTTGGACCTGGAGGTTTACCAGATAGGATATCAGCAGCAACAGTAGCCACCTTATCGACCACATCAGCAGGTCTTCCACCATTCTCAACAATTTCAACAACAGTTTTCGGCGGGGCGATTTCTTTTGTTCCATTTGGACGCATTTCTTTAGATTTTACTTGCGCCCCACCTACCACCCGGGGCACATTTAAAGCCTTGAGCTGTTCGTATTGCGGATGCCAACCTAAGTTTTCAGCAAACGCACGTTCAGTTTCAGGAGTCACTGGCTCAACAAGGTAATTAAATATAGCCTTTTGGCAAGCGACCAAATGCGCAGTCTCCGGTGTCCACTTACGTCCTAGAAATTCAACAGCATCAGCCTCTTCGACGGAAGAGTACTTCAGCACAAGACCTGTCGTGTTTTTGTGGCGTTCTTGTTTAAACGCAAACGCTGAGTCAGGAGACCGACTAATCCAGGGTATGGAATAAGGCGATACAATTCCGTCGTCACCATAAACTATGGCGTCTCCAGAACCCGAACACAACGCAGACAAATATCTTACTATTGAACCTCGCAGAGAGGTGTCGTACATGCCACTTCGAATAAATCCTCGGTAGACTCGGTACAACGCGCCGTCTGAACAAGCGATTGGGGTGTTATGCATTATAAGGTCAGATGCTTCCAACAAACGAGAAAACTCACAGTCGTCGGGAGCGTTAATCATTGCTTTCTTAAATTCGCGAACCGGTTCATACCAGGCCGCGCCGGCAGTCCAGTCAAAACCTGAGATATCCTCAGTCCAAACTGTACCATCGACCGCAATTTTCTTCACGTGCGCATTTAGTGCACGTATATCTGCTATATTATGTGGATCTATGCCGATCTTGATAGGTTGCGTGTCATGATGCTCTTTAAACGACTTAGTTAAATGTGCGTTTAATATTCGATCAACAATCGCATCTACCAAGGAAGGACTAAAAATCAGGCGGTAACGACCAGTCTCCATCTTTTCAGGAGCATGTGGTTCGTTTTTAACCATTATTCTGATTGGGTCCGAGAGCCCATGGGTTAAGGGGTCCATGCACTGCGCGGCTGTAGCCTTCAATCTCGCCAAAATCCTATGCCTAACCAACCTACATACCTCGGGCATCTCCAAATCTATTACCTGCCCATTTCGGGTGTATTGATAACAAAAAGGATAACCGGGGCTTGCCGTGGCGTTCAACTCATCTCGTAACTCAGAGTAGCCGCGAACAGAATCCTTAAACTCAAACGAAGGAGCCGGAAACCATTGTGTTTCCGTAGTCTTAAATTTGGTGGATACTACTCGGCGGGCTAACTTAGAGGCACCGTCTATTGCGACCATCTTGTCCGCCCCGACGCGCTCCAAATTTACGCGTAACGCCGTGCGCTCAGCCTCAGCCGAACGGGGGGGAAAAGCCAATTTTTCAATGCCTTTCAATTCAGGATCCAGACGTACTACCTCAACGAGTTGACTTTGAGTTGGGGCGGAAACATTTTTCCGTTTTGGATCAAAGTGGCGCATAGGTCGCACAGTCCCTATGCGATCTAACAAACCAGGTATCACAACTACGGGATCTGAGAGCTTCAGATTTAACTCTTTATAATTTGACATTAAATCCACAGCAACTTCAGACCCGCCATCGCTATATACGTCGTCATATTGTTCATGCATTCTCTCACGTTCAGTTCCCATAGAGCCTTGTTGGAACGCATAATGCAGTCCCTTCATTCTTGCTTTAAAGTTGTTGTCCCAAGGAGTTTTACCTTTTACATGGTCCTCCACTTGTGACAAATATTGATCATGAGTTATCGAGCCGCGCTTATTAGCTACGCTGTCAAAATACACTACTACATGGTCCTCGGCCTCCTCTCCCCACTCAGGTTTGTAAGTTTCGTTCAGATTATTCTGATACAAATCGAACTCGTTCTCCTCATCATTATTCGATGACGATTTACTAGCCCAGGCTTGATTAGCCTCAAGGATTTGCACAGTACGACCCGGTCCCTTAGGGAAGGATACCAATCTACAGACATTGATATCGGAACATACTTGGGTTTTCCTAATAGTGGTCTGAGTGTTGGACTGAACGTGTATACCAACCACTTTTCCTCCTATGAAAACCGGAGTGCCAGAGGAACCTCGACCAGACGTGCTGGCGTCGTAGACCATGTTCAATATTCCATCATTTTGAACCAACTTACCGGATGACCGGAATAAATAGTTGGCTTTTGGTTGATACGAATCATAATCCATCGATCTTGGTGACAATACAGTCACACATCGGTTCGATTCCAAACTAGGGGCTTTCTCCAGCGCAGCGACGCCCATTTTAGCCCAAATAGAAGGGTTAAAAGTCACCACGCTCAAGTCTTCGCGAGCATTGAAAATTCTAGCATCTTCAGGAAGCGGTACCACAACCGAATTGTTGTAGTTGCACATTAGCAACACAACCTTGTGGCGGGCATCAAGGACATGTGAAGCAGTATATAACTTATCTCCAACACGACATCCCATGCCAACTTGCCTGTAGATCACTTCCTCCTCATCTTGGTTGACATACGCAAATCGGATTAAACCCTTAGCCATCGACTTGATGGTGGGATCCGACACCGGCGTGTCACACAGAGGGGAGTGTTTTAGAGCCATTTCATTCTCACGGACGCTACCAAAGAGAACTTCGCGCACATCAGGGCCCGGAGGTTTCAAAGTGTTCAACTGAGTCGTATCAATAACGACGTTGAACTTTTGCCCTCGTTTGAGCTGTCTAAATATGCTCCACCTATATTCGTTCATCGCCGTGGCCTGAATTTGATCAGCGCCTCGGTAATTCAAAGCAACCATGCGCAAAGGAATGGGCTTATGTGGTCGCTGGAGGAGCCCTAAGATGCGGCGGGCCATTCCAGCGAAGAATATAATTGTGCAAAGCAAAGACATCAGATTAGTTTCCAAAAACATCGCTGCAAGGCCACGACTCCAAAACACCGTGTGGATGTCAGTGACTGAACGAGTTACGAGGGAAAACCAATCGTGAAAGAACGGCCACATTCCCATAAATAGAGCGTTCCATAGTAACAGGATTGCTCCGGGGATGTCCATCCTACGACAGATGTTGTCTCGGCAGACGTAATCCCCAGTCCAATTGCATCCCGCTACTGGACCA